ATATGGTAGTAATTTTATAAATAATTTAGCTACAGACTTAAAATTAGAATTTCCAAATGCAGAAGGTTTATCAGCAAGAAATTTGAGATATATGCAAAAGTTTGCAAAGGAATTTGATTATGATACAATTTTGCAACACAGCATTGCAAAATTGCCTTGGGGCTCAGTAATATCAATTATGGATAAAGTTAAAAATTCAGAGGAAAGATTATGGTATGCTGAAAAAGCATTAAAAAATTTATGGACTAGACCAGTTTTAGAACATCAGATTGCGACAAATCTATACAGTAGACAAGCATTATTAGATACTAAAATAAATAATTATAATGATACGCTTCCAGAAGAACTTAGTAAAAAAGCTATTGAGATGTTAAAAGATCCATATGTATTTGATATTGCGTATAATGAAAAAGCATTAGAAGAGGCTAATGAAATTTCTAATGATTGTGAAGAATTAATGAAGATAAGTAATAAGGATACTATCTCAAAAATGGCAATTGATACAAGTGAATTGTCTCAATTGAATAGTATTGACGGTGTTGTAAGTGTAGAAAAGGACATTGTGTTATCAGGTAGTACTAATGATGATACAAATTCTGATGAAGTTGATGTGTTAGATTGTTTATTCAAGGAAGTAAACACCAATGAACTAAATCAATGGAATTTACAATCATTGGGAGTAGATGATGAAAAAAGTGTATCCCCTAGCGAAAAAGTAAAGGTAGAATTACTTGATAGTGGTGTCTCTTGGTCTGATGATATAAATGTAAAGTATCGTGAAAATTTAATTGAGGATGATATAGGAATAAATCCACTTTATGAGGATTATAGTCAACATGGAACAGGTATGGCTGGAGTTATTTGTGCAAAAGATAACGGCAAGGGAATTATCGGTGTAAACCCTAATGTTGATTTATACTCAGTTAGAGCTTTGGATGATAATATACAAGCACCTCTTAGTAGAATTATACAGGGAATTTATTGGGGTATTGATAACGATATGGATATTATCAATATGAGTTTTGGTACTAATACAAATTCCAGTGTACTTAGAACTGCTATTAAAGCTGCACATGATAAAGGTATTGTACTAGTTGCAGCTTCTGGTAATGACAAAGAAAAAGGGGTTCAATATCCTGCAGCGTATCCTGAAGTTATTTCTGTTGGTTCACAAGGTGCAAGTGGTGAAATATCAGAATTTACCTCAATTGATGAAAATCTTGATGTTATAGCACCGGGTGAAAATATTGAATCAACCGGTATTTTTGGTACAATAAACGGCTCAGATGGTACAAGTATTGCAACGGCACAAGTAACAGGTATTGTTTCCTTAATTCTTGAAAAAGATAAATCAAAAAAGGTTCATTAAGCTATCAAGGAGATTTTTCACAGAAAAGGAAATTAAAAAGGCTATTGATTTTATGAGAGAACATAATGGTTTTATTTCTTATCGTGACTTTGTAGTTATCTTATCTATGCACAAATTAAATCTTGATAACACATTGACCTATTTAACACAAATGTTTCAATTAGGTGTTGGCAAAATTGAAACAAGTATAAATGGGAAGTGAGATATTGTGAATGTGCACAAAAGAAAAAGCCACTAAGAAATTGCAGTTTCTTAGTGGCTAGAAAGGTGTTCCTTACGGAACATATTAGAATAATCTTATTTCATTTTAAAATACTGAAATTGAAAAGTCAAGAGGAAAGTAAAGATGGGAAAGAACTTATTAGATGAAAATTTAAAGAGAGAAAGAGATAAAAAAATCTCCGACTTTATTGTTAAACAAAAACAACCATATTGGTTCAAAAAGAAGTATGCAACTATTAGAGCCAAAGAATTCTATGATGAGGCAACTTCAAGGGGATACAATGTTCATGTTTCAGTTGGTGGACTTGATAGTATTACTCTTTTTATGTTTTTGAGAAGTATAGGTATTGATGCAGTAGGTATTTCAGTAAGCAATCTTGAAGATGTAACAATTCAAAGGGTGCATAAGCAACTAGGTATTACTAGAATACCACCACTTAAAGACAAGAACGGAAAGCCTTACAACAAAACTAGGATTATTCAGGAGTTTGGCTTTCCAGTTCTTAGCAAGGAAATAGCATCAAAAATTGAGATGTTACAAAATCAAACAGAAAAGAGTAAGACTGTCAGACACGCTATTATAACAGGCGAAACAGGTGAATATGGTGGATACCAAAAGCATAGCAGGATGAAACTACCTAATAAGTATTTACAACTTTTTGCTGGTTATGAAAACGAAAATGAAGGTGTTAATTATCAAATAGCACCATTTAAAGTGTCTAGCAAATGTTGTAAATATTTAAAGGAAAAGCCTTGCAATGATTGGGCAAAGGAACATAACAGTGTGCCTTATTTAGGATTAATGGCTAGTGAAGGTGGCAGAAGGCAGAAAAGTCTTATGATCAATGGTTGTAATTACTTTGGTAAGTCAACTATTAGAAGTTGCCCATTTGCAATTTTTAATAGACAAGACTTACTACAGCTAGCAATAGAATTAAAAGTACCAGTGCCAGAAATCTATGGAACTATTGAAAAAGATTCTAACGGTAATCTATATACAACCAAAGCACAAAGAACAGGTTGCTCAATGTGTGGCTTTGGTATTCAACTAGAAAAGAGACCACACAGATTTGATAGACTACACGAAACAAATATGAAGGAGTGGGACTATTGGATGAATAAGTGCTGTGTTGATGAACAAGGCAATAAATATGGTTGGGGTAAAGTTCTTGAATATATAGGTATCAGTTGGAATTGGAATGGTAATAAAATGGTTGACCTTGATGGTCAAATGAAAATTTTTTAAATGAAAGGAATAGTAAAAATGTCAATTAAGATTTCATCATTAGAAGTAGAAAATGTTAAAAGAGTTAAGGCTGTGTCCTTAACTCCTACTGCTGAGGGCTTAACTGTCCTTGGTGGTAGAAACGGTCAAGGCAAAACATCTGTACTGGATAGTATTGCATGGTGTCTTGGTGGTAACAAGTTTATGCCATCATCTCCTAAGAGAGATGGTTCTACAATTCCACCACACCTAAAGATTAAGCTATCTAACGGTATTGTGGTTGAGAGAAGTGGCAAGAATAGTAGCTTAAAGGTCATTGACCCGGAAGGTAACAAAAGTGGACAAATATTGCTGAATGAATTTATCAGTTCTTTTGCTCTTGATTTACCAAAGTTTATGAGTGCATCAGGAAAAGAAAAGGCAGATATTCTACTACAGATTATTGGTGTTGGTGATGAACTTTATATGCTGGAAAATGAAGAAACCACAACATACAATCAAAGACACGCTATCGGTCAGATTGCAGACCAAAAGAAGAAGTATGCTCTTGAAATGGAAGAGTATGAGGACGTACCTTCTGAACTTATTTCTCCTTATGACTTAATTAAGCAACAACAAGCAATACTTGTGCAGAACGGTGAGAATCAGAAGAAAAGGGAACATTTAAGTTCATTGGAAAGTCAGAACGAGTCCCTTACTGCTCAAATTGCTACTTTAGAAAGAAATTTAGCAGAATTAAAGGATAAGAGAAGACATATACTATCTGACATTGAAATTGCAAAAACTTCTGTTCAGGGACTTGAAGATAAGTCAACTGCTGAACTTGAAGAAAGCATTGCTAATATTGATAGTATTAACCGTAAGGTTAGAGCAAATCTTGATAAAGCGAAAGCTGAAGAAGATGCCAAGAATTATCAAGACCAGTACAACAGTCTAACACATAAGATTGAAGAAATACGCAAGAGGAAGTATGACCTACTTAACAATGCTAATCTCCCTTTACCGGGTCTATCAGTTGAAGGTAAAGAATTAACTTATAAAGGCTATAAGTGGGACAATATGAGTGGTGCAGAGCAGTTAAAAGTAGCTACTGCTATTATCAGAAAGCTAAATCCGAATTGTGGTTTTGTACTATTAGATAAGCTGGAACAAATGGATGTTGAAACACTTGCAGAATTTAATCAGTGGCTTGAAAGTGAGAACTTACAAGCTATTGCAACCAGAGTGTCAACCGGTGACGAATGTTCCATCATTATTGAAGATGGATATGTTAAGAATACAGAACAAAAGCCTTTTGTAAAAAAGGAATTTAAGAAAGGAGAGTTTTAATCTATGAACATTTCAAGTGGTGTAATTATGTCAGCACAAAAGATTGTAATTTATGGTCCTGAGGGAATTGGTAAGTCAACAATGGCTTCTAAGTTTCCTAGTCCTGTTTTTTGTGATACAGAGGGTGGCACAAAAAGACTTAATGTTAGTAGATTTGATAGACCAACTTCAATGGAGATGGTTATTAAACAGATTGAATATGTTAAGCAGAACCCTAATGTATGCAAAACCTTTGTTCTTGATACTGCTGATTGGCTTGAAAAGTTATGTGGTCAATCGGTCTGTGCATCTGCAAAGAAGAAAGGTATTGAGGACTTTGGCTTTGGTAAAGGTTATGTATATCAGTCAGAGGCTTTTGGTAAGATACTTAATCTGTTAGAAGACTTGATTGATATGCATATTAATGTTGTGGTACTTGCTCACGCTACTATGAGAAAGTTTGAACAACCTGATGAAATGGGTGCTTATGATAGATGGGAACTAAAGCTGGATAAAAGAAATGCTCCTTTATTAAAAGAATGGGCAGATGCAGTATTCTTTGTCAATTATAAGACTTATGTGGAGAAAACAGACAACAACAAGTACAAGGCTACCGGTGGCAAGAGAGTAATGTACACAGAGCATAATCCTTGTTGGGATGCAAAAAACAGATACGGTCTTGATAGGGAAGTACCTTTTGAATACTCTGTGATTTCTCCATTTATCCCTAGTGACAGTACAACAACTACCGTTGTATCAGAACCAAAACCACAACAAGTAGTTACAAGTGACCCTATTTCTGAACTTGATGACATTGTAGAAGATGATGTACCAACTTCACCACCGGTGGAGCAACAAGCAACTAATGTTCCGATTCCGGAAGGATTGCCTAAGAAGTTAGTAGATCTGATGAAAGCTGATAATGTGTCAGAAGAGGATATTCAACTTGTTGTGGCACAAAAGGGATATTTCCCACAAGATACTAAGATAAAGGACTATGGTAATGAGTTTATTGAAGGTTGGTTAATTACTTTCTGGGATAAAGTTGTAGGACTGATTAACCAAAACAATGATTTACCATTTGATTAAAGAAAGGATGATTTTATATGGCAGAATACAATAACAATGATGTAGCAATGGGTTGGGATGACACCATTGAAAATGATAGTGAGTTTGTTCTTCTTCCTGAAGGTACATACGATTTTGAGATTTTAGGATTTGAAAGAAAAAGATTTGAAGGTAGCACAAAGATGTCAGCTTGTCCTAAAGCTGAACTATCAATTAAGCTAACTTCAGAAGCAGGTTCTGCTACTGTTAGAGAAAACCTACTTCTTAACAAAAAAGTTGAGTGGAAACTGTGTCAGTTTTTTACCTCTATTGGTTTGAGAAAACATGGAGAACCTTTACGAATGAATTGGAGTGAAGTAACAGGCAGAAAAGGCAAGTGTAAGGTTAGTGTAGATAAATACACTAATGATAAAGGCGAAGAAAGAGAAATTAACAGAATCAAAGAATTCTTAGAACCTAACGAAACCCCACAACAAAACAGTCAACCTAAAGCCTTTGTGCCGGGTCAGTTTTAATGGGTAAAATTAAGTTAAGACCATATCAGCAAGAGGCAAAAGAAAAGGTTTTTGAAAAGTGGAATAGTGGGGACAAGAAAACTCTTTTGGTTCTTCCTACCGGGTGTGGTAAAACAATAGTTTTTGCAAAGATTACAGAAGATTGTGTAAGACAAGGGGCAAGGGT